TTGTACTGAGGATCTTGTAATAGAGTGTGTAGAGCAGTCTAGGATAGAGATACGTGATGGGTATGACACACTAGTAAAGGTTAACAACAGACATTATGATGATGCTTATATGCTCATGGTAAATATGGACTTAGATGATTGGAGAGGAGACTATAGATGATGAAGAAATATCAAGTGATGATTAACTATGAAGAAAGTGTAGCTGTGCAAGTCAATGCTAAAAGTTCTAAAGACGCAGAAACAAAAGCACTAGAATTAGCAGAGTATTATGGCGGATCAAGTTACCCTAAAGAAAACAAAGCGAATCAAAAACATACAGAATATTTTACAGACCCTGCAAAGGAGATAGACAATGGCTAAATGGGCAGAACACAGACACTGGACAGATAAAACCGCTGAAGAGATTGACAAGAGTAAAGAGGTAGATGTAATAATACATAGAATTAGGCGTGTAGCTAACTTGATAAAGACAGATGCCGTACATAAGTCACGACCTACTGTGAGAGATAAAGCATCTGAGATAGAGGCACTCTTAGTTATGTTGGAGAAGAAACTAAATGAGTAAGCTACCTAGATATGTACAGGTCATTAAAATGTCTGATGGGCGTAAAGAATATAGATTTAACCCACCACAGTCATTAGTAAATGCTGGTATAGTGAAGCGTGAAATGTATGGCAATAGCTTAGTACAGGTTAAACGTATAGCCAAACAAAGCAATGCGTTGATAGATATGTACAGAGAAGAACAGGCAAACATTACACGCATCACAAAACACAGTAAAGTCAGTGACCTAGTTAAAATATATTACGAATCAAATGACTTCATTATGCTTAGAGATAGCACCAAGATAGACTATAGGTATTTTTTGACTGTGCTATGTAATTCTATGGGCAATAAAAAGTTTACTGATATAACGAGTAGAGTAGCTAAGAGTGCCTATGAAGAATGGGTAAAACGTGGCATCAGCTTTGCTAATCACATAGCTACGTGTGCATCTAGGGTATTTAATTACTCTATAGACATGGAGTATACTGTACATAATCCATTTACGCATATTAAACGTAAGTCATCACCCCAAAGAAAGGTGGTGTGGAAACATGATGATGTTATCAAGTTTCTTGATGAGGCGTATTCTGATTACAGTACACGTAACATAGGCTTGATAATACAGATGGCATACGAGTGGTGTCAGAGACTTGGAGATATGCGTAATCTTAAATGGACAGACATAGATTTTGATAACAAAATGTTGGTTTTGGAGCAGAGTAAACGTGGTGCAGAGGTGTTTCTTCCTATATCAGATGAATTATTGGAGATGTTATTAGATCAGCATGAAGACTTTGGCTTTCAACAGTATGTAGCACCTCATGTACTGCCCACTGAGGGCGTGTTTAAACCTTATGCGATGCAAAGGCTCTCGAAAAATGGAAGGGCTGTCATGCGTAAAGCTGGGCTGTCTGACAAGCTACGATTAATGGACTTACGAAGGACAGGAGTAGTACAAATGGTAGATAAGGGTGTGCCTTTACCTAATATTATGTCAGTTACAGGGCATGCGAATGTTGCATCTGTGAAACCATATTTAAAAAATACGTACACTTCTGCAAATGAGGCCTTGACACAGAGAAATGTATCTGTACAATCGAACACTGTGAGTAACATAGAAAGTGATACATAATGAATATTAATAAAATACTAAATGATATAACACTTATAAATGGTGATACAAAAAGAATGGATTGTCCTGAATGTAATGGTAAGAAGACATTTACTGTTACAAACAACATGGGTTCTATCGTATGGAACTGTTATAAAGCTGGGTGTACTGTATCAGGAGGTAGAAGAGTTCACTTATCTAGTGATGACATACGTAAGTCGTTAACTAAGACATCAATAAAAGTAGGGCATGTTAATTCTTGGTTAGAATATGCAGAGGACATACCTAACTTTGATAAGCCTGAGTGGTTAGTTAAAGACTATAGTAAAATACAAGACTTCTGTGCTGAGTGGTCATTAAATCCACAAGAACTAGGGTTGTTGTATGATGTAAGAGAACATAGGGTTGTGTTTCCTGTGTTGCATAATGGTTACATGTTGGATGCTACAGGTCGCAGTTTAGGTAAACGACTACCTAAATGGAAACGCTATGGAAAGAATGACTTGCCATACGTTTACGGCTGTGGTACTGTCGCTGTAGTTGTTGAGGACTGTGTGAGTGCCGCTGTTATTGGTAGTCATGTATATGTAGGGGTTGCAGTGTTGGGTACGTCATTATCAGAAGCACACAAAAGGTATCTCTCACGGTTCTCAACGGCAGTAATAGCACTAGACCCAGATGCCCTACCTAAGACACTGCAATTTGCTAAAGAATTAAGAGGATATGTAGATACAGTACGTGTTCTTAAACTGAATGATGATTTGAAATACAGAAACCCTGATGACCTACAGAATCTAACACGCATAGGAGAATTATAATGGAACTAAGTTTAATACGCAGTCTAATGGACAAAGAATTTTATGATGAACATCGTGGGGCTAGATGCCCGAACAGGTTGTTCAGCAAGGATGTACGAAAGATTAAGGAAGCAGTAGATGCAGCAATGGACAGATACGAGCGTACTGTTACGCCTGCTGAGATAGAATCACTCTTCATGTCAAACAATCCGACAATGACTACAGCACAGAAGCAGGCATACAGTGCTTTGTTTACGCAGATAACGAGCAAGCCGCCACTAGGTAATGACATAGCACAGGAAGTATTGTCCAAGCTGTTTCAACAGGTAGTCGGTGAGGATATAGCTAATCTAGGCTTTGACTATGTAAATGGTGACAAGACGAGCCTTGAGCCACTACGTAACCTTCTGGAACAGTATGCTGATGACTTTACACCTGATCTAAACATAGAGTGGGATGACATAGAAATAGATACGTTACTTTCTAAGAATGACCTAGAAGCACGTTGGACATTCAACATAGCTACGCTCACACGTAAGCTGGAAGGCGTAAACGATGGACATCTAATTGAGATAGGTGCTAGGCCTAATACTGGTAAGACATCATTTCATGCGTCATTAGTTGCCGCACCAAACGGTTTTGCACATCAGGGTGCTAAATGTATTATCCTGTGCAACGAAGAAGGTTCTCATCGTGTCGGTGCTAGGTATCTAACTGCCGCTACAGGTATGACTATGCATGAGATAAAGAAAGATCCTGTTAAAGCTAGAGAATTATACGCCAAGGTAAAAAACAATATAAGAATTAAAGATGCTAGTAATCGTGACATGGCGTGGGTTGAGAGCGTGTGTAAGTCTTATAAGCCTGACGTAGTTATACTTGACATGGGCGATAAGTTTGCTCGTACTGGTGGCTTTGCCAGAACAGATGAGGCACTCAAGGCTAACGCCATACATGCTAGGCAGATAGCCAAGCAACATGAGTGTGCAATATTCTACATGTCACAGTTATCTGCTGATGCAGAGAATAAGGTGGTACTCAATCAGGCCATGATGGAAGGCTCACGTACAGGTAAGGCGGCTGAAGCTGACCTGATGATACTGATTGCTAAGAACCCACCAGTAGAAGGGAAAGAGGAAGAAGATACTATGCGTCACCTGAACCTAGTTAAGAATAAACTGTCAGGTTGGCATGGTATTATTCACTGTGAGCTTGAGTACAGAACTGCGAGGTACGTAGGGTGAAGCAACTAGCCTTGTTTACTACGGATAAACTCAACGAGTTAAACGAGCTATGCGACAATGGCCTTGTTTGCATTAAGTGTGACATCCTACAACCTATAACAAACTTTCAGCAGATGTCTTATAAAAACACAGAAGACGCTGAGATAAAACGAACATGCAGATCCTGTCAGTCAGGGCATAGACAGGTAATTGCTGACTTGAGAAAGGTTAATCCTTACCCCGATGATAAAGAATATGCCTGCCCTATATGTAAAAGAAAGATAGCTGAAGTAAACAAGTACAATCAAAAGCTGTTAGGTACATGGGTACTGGATCACTGCCACACCACAAATACATTTCGTGGTTACATATGTAAACATTGTAATGATGGTCTTGGTGGCTTCAGAGATAATTTGACAACCGTAAAGAATGCTGTTATATATTTAGAGAACCACGAGAGGAGTAACCCCAAATGATAACAATTCTTGATGTAGAAAACACAGTCGTAAAAAGAAAGGGTAAGATGCACCTTGATCCATTTGAACCAGAGAATACATTGGTCATGGTGGGGATGCTAGATGGTACTGGGCTTGAGCAAATTGTAACGTTTGACCACACTGAGCATCCCCCCACTGAAAACGGTAGGCAGATAGTACAGGATAAACTTGACCTTACTACACGCCTTGTCGCACACAATGCCGCACACGATTTGATGTGGCTGTGGGAGTCAGGCTTTACCTATGAGGGTGAGGTGTTTGATACTATGCTAGGTGAGTACATACTACAACGAGGACAGAAAGAACCTCTGTCACTAGAAGCATGTGCTGAGAGATACAACCTACATACACAGAAGCAAGACACACTAAAAGAATATTTTAAAAAGGGATTAAATGTTGCAGAAATACCACACAATGAACTGTCTGAGTATCTATCTGCTGACTTACATGCAACGCAACAGTTGTTCAGAAAACAGGACAAGCAGTACTCGTATGGTACAGGCAGGACACTTGTAGATACTATACGCCTGACGAACCAGTTAGCTGTACACCTAGCACGTATATATCAACGTGGTTTTAAGGTAGACATGAAAGCATTAGAAGAAGTACGTAAGGAGTTTGAACAGGAGAAACAAGAGCTTACAACCCAGCTAGATAAACAGGTTCAAGAACTTATGGGTGATAGACCCATTAATCTTAACAGCCCAGAGCAACTGTCTTGGGTTATATTCAGCCGTAAAGTCTTTGATAAGAAAGTATGGGCTGAAGCATACGATGATCGTGTATCAGATAGGCAACACCTAGCCAACATAAGACAGATGACATTGCCCCTGCATAAACAATACGCTGTGGTCTGTACGCAGTGTATGGGTCATGGTTGGATACGTAAGAAACGTAAGGATGGATCACCGTATAAGAACACAAATAACTGTCCTGAGTGTGATGGAGCAGGGTATCTGTACCGTGATAGAAAAGAGTTAGCTGGGCTGAAGTTCAATGCACCAGATGCTAAATGGGCAAGTGCCAATGGCTTCAGTACAAGCAAAGACAATCTCGTATACTTAGAAGGTATAGCTAGATCTCGTGGCATGTATGATGCAGAGGTGTTTCTACAACGAGTACGTAGACTGTCAGCACTTGATACTTATCTATCTAGTTTCGTTGAGGGCATAGCTACTCATGTTAAACAGGATGGTAAGCTACACGTAAGACTACTGCAACACAGGACAGGTACAGGTAGGTTATCTGGTGCTGACCCTAATATGCAGAACATGCCCAGAGGTGGTACGTTTCCTGTGAAGAAAGTATTTGTATCTCGTTGGGATAACGGAGAGATCATGGAGGCTGACTTTGCACAGCTAGAGTTTAGAGTTGCGGCATTCCTCAGTCAGGACAGAACAGCTATCAAAGAAGTATCTACAGGCTTTGATGTGCATAGCTACACAGCTAAAGTTATTACTGAAGCAGGGCAGAATATCTCTCGCCAAGACGCAAAGGCACATACATTTGCTCCTCTCTATGGTGCGTCAGGCTTTGGTCGTACACCTGCCGAAGCTGCATACTATCAACAATTTACCACCAAGTATTCAGGTATAGGTGCATGGCATAAGAGACTCGCCAAGGAAGTCATTACGACAGGTAATGTTCGCACACCATCAGGTCGTGAGTTTGCATTCCCTTTGGCTACACGTAGAGCGAATGGAAGTATTACATA